TGCTATTCGCAGTGTAAATCTAATGTTAGCAGAATGGGCTAATCGTGGTTTAAACCAATGGACTATAGAACAAGGTACAGAAACAGTTGTAGAAGGACAAAATGATTACCCTCTCAACACAAATATTATTGATGTACTAGATGTCGTAGTTCGTAGAACAGTAAACAATGTACCAACAGATATAAGCATTAGTAGAATAAGTAGATCTGAGTTTATTAATATTCCTAACAAAACTACCAAAGCTAGACCATCACAGTTCTTTTTTGATAAGTTATCTACGCCAGTATTAAAAGTATGGCCTGCTCCCGAAAACAGTACAGACGTGCTTGTATTTAACAAAATAGTAAGAATGGATGATGCAGATAAGGCTACAAACACCATGGATATGCCTTTTAGGTTTTATCCTTGTTTTGTTGCAGGTTTAGCTTATTACATATCATTAAAAAAGAATCCACAGCTTACCCCACAATTAAAAGCTATATACGAAGAAGAGTTCCGTAGAGCAGCAGATCAAGATGAAGATAGAGCTTCGTTTAGAGTAAGACCTTACACCAGGATGAATTAAAATGGCTTACGCTTTAGGTAAGTTTGCACGTGCTTTATGCGATAGATGTGCGTTTGAATACAAATTAAGTGAGTTGAAACAAGAATGGAATGGTGCAAAGGTTTGTTCTGAATGCTATGAACCAAAACATCCACAGTTAGAGCCACTTACTGCTAAAGCAGACCCAGAAGCACTATACAAACCAAGACCTAATAATGATCAAGAAGAAGGTGAGGGTTTTGTTGTTGTAGTAAATTCAAATATATATAAACCAGATTTTATGAATCCCTCCACGCTACCAACAAACTTTGTGGTACCAAAGATGACAGGTGGATTAGGTGAGGTTACAATAGTTATAACATGACACTAGCAGAGCTTAAAACATTAATACAAAACTACGTACAAAACTCAGAAACTACTTTTGTTAATACGTTAGATGACTTTATTAAAAATGCAGAAGATAGAATATTTGAGTTAATTCAATTAGATTACTTTCGTAAAAATGTAACTGGTGTATTGACTGCTGGTAATACCTATTTAACAGCTCCCACTGATTTTCAAATGTCATTTTCATTAGCTGTAATAGATGGTGATGGTGATTATCATTATTTAGACAAGAAACATACTACATTCATGCGTGAGTACGCTGTAGATCCAACAGCAACGTCTGAAAGAGCAAGACCTTTATATTATGCAGATTTTGATAAAGAACTCTCTACAGCCTCTAACAATGGCTCTACATTAATTGTAAGCCCAGTTCCAGACCAATCTTATAATGTAGAATTACACTATCTCTACAAACCAAATTCAATAGTTTTAGACACTACAGGAACCTGGATTTCACAGAATGCAAGAAATGCCTTATTATATGGTTCATTAGTGGAAGCTAATATATTTTTAAAGGGTGAAAGTGACATGCAACAGCAGTACGAGCAACGCTTTTTACTTGAAATAACTAGATTGAAAAATCTTGCAGAAGCTCGCGGAAGGAGAGATGAGTACCGGTATGATTCATTGAGGTCTACGGTATCCTAAAAAATACATGGAAAAAATTGAAAGTCTGAAGGGTAAGTCAGTAGCCATAGTTGGTATGGGCAAAAGCTGGTTTGATTATAATCTTGCAAAATCACACGGAGTCCACTTTGATGAGGTATGGGCTATAAATGGTGTGGCTAGTGTAATATTTCACGATAGAGTGTTTATGATGGATCCTGCGTCTAGGTTCTTAGATACAGAAGATGCTGGTGGTCAAACAGATAGTATGGCTAAAATGTTAAAAGAACACAAAGGTCCTATATATACATGTGAGCTAGATGACAGATGCCCAGGTTTAGTTGATTATCCAATAGAAGAGGTAATTAAAGACACTAATTGCTATTACCTTAATAATACGGTTGCTTATTCTATAGCGTTTGCACTATGGAATGAGGTTGCTGTTTTAAAGATATTTGGTGTAGATTTCTCATACAAGGGCAACTTACATTTTGCAGAAGCAGGAAGAGGTTGTACTGAGTTTTGGTTAAGCAAATGTATTTCAGCAGGTATGCAAGTAGAAGTAGCAAGCACGTCTGGTTTACTTGATACAGATGTACCAGCAGAACAAAAACTATATGGTTATCATAGGTTATCAAATCCATTAGTTGTTATGTCTGACTCCGAAGGTTTAAAGGTTGAAAAATTAAATAATTTAGATATAAAGAAAAAAGTACATCAACCTGTACTAATAGATAGATACGATTCACATTTAATGTCTCCTGAACCAAAAAAATGGTAGATCATATAACTCCTGCTGGAGTACCTGGATTAGGCATTATAGAAGCAAAAACCACTAATTATGGTGGTCATCCACCAGAGTTTTGGGCGGAAAGACTTACTGATAAAATAGTAAGCCATAGCGAAAGTCAGGATCCTTATATACAAGAACAAGCTAAAGCATATAGAGATATGATTTACCAAGTTTGTTTGATTTATATAAAAAATGCTATAAAATCTTATAAAGCCACTTTGATACAAGATTTATCTGGTCAAGGTAGTGAAGATATAGCAAAAATAATTAAAGGTATTTAATATGGCCATTACATCAACATTAACTACAAGTTTTAAAAAAGAACTACTAACTGCAACACATAACTTTGCAACGAATGGTAATGCTTTTAAACTTGCTCTATTTACAAGTTCTGCCACTATGGGGGCAACTACAACTGCTTATTCAACTGCACAAGAAGTGAGTGGTACTAACTACACAGCAGGAGGAGCCGCTTTAACTAAAGTAGCACCAACAAGTTCTGGTACTACAGGTTTTACTGATTTTGCAGATTTAACTTTTGGTACAGCTACTGTTACAGCAAGAGGCTGTATGATCTATAACGACACTAATGGTGATAAGTCAGTGGCAACTATAGACTTTGGTGGAGATAAAACATCCACAGCAGGTGATTTCACTATTGTTTTCCCAGCAGCAGCAGCAAGTACAGCTATTATCAGAATAGCTTAAGGCTAGCCTAGAATGGCTAGTATAACTGGTTGGGGTAGAGGAGCTTGGAGTTCCAATACCTGGGGCGAACCTAATCCAGTTACCCTTACAGGAATAGCAGCAACAAGTGCTGTTGGTTCTGTAACTATCGTAGCGAAAGCTAATGTAATTCCATCTTCGCAAGTAGGTACTACTGGTGCACCGGTTGCTGGTGTAAATGCACAAGCTATTGCTTCAATACAAGGTGCTATTGGTACATTAGGTGGAGTTTCAGTTGATGTAGACGGTGAAGCTAATGTTCCTGTTGCAGGTCTAAGTGCTACAGGTGGCGTAGGATCCGTAATAGTTCATCATAATGCTTTAATAAACATAACTGGTGTTTCTGCTACAAGTGCAGTAGGAACAGCAACAACAATAGCAAAAGCTAATATAATACCAACAGGTCAAGAAGCAACAGGATCTGCTGGATCTATAACGCCTACAGGAAAAGCAAACATAACGCTTACAGGCGTATCTTCAACAAGTGCTCTAGGATCTATATCTATAGCTCTTGGTATGACAGTTCAAATAACAGGACAATCAGCCACCGGATCTGTTGGTAGTCCTTCAATAATTTCAAAAGCAAATGTTGTTCCTACGGGTGTTGAAGCCGTTGGTTCAGTAGGAACTATATTAGTATGGTCTTTAATAGATGATACACAAACTAAAAATTATGCTAATATAAATACTGACCAAAGTTCATCCTTTGCTGAAAATAATGAAACACAAACTCCAAACTGGGAAGAGGTAGCATAAAAAATGGCAACTTATGTAAATGATTTAAGATTAAAAGAAATAGCGACAGGTGATGAGTCAGGTACTTGGGGAACAAGTACAAACACCAATTTAGAGCTTATTGCTGAAGCATTTAGCTTTGGTACCGAAGCTATAACCACCAACGCTGATACACATACAACAACTATAGCTGACGGATCTACTGATCCAGGAAGGTCAATGTACCTTAAATATACAGGTACTCTTGATTCAGCTTGTACTATTACTATTGGTCCTAACACTGTTAGTAAGATGTGGTTTATTGAAAATGGCACATCTGGATCTCAGAATATTATTATCTCCCAAGGTAGTGGAGCTAATATCACTATTCCACCAGGGGATGTAAAAGTAGTTTACTCAGACGGAGCAGGATCTGGAGCAGCAGTAGTTGACGCTTTTGCTAGTCTTAGCGTAGTAGATTTAAAAGTACAAGACGATTTAACCGTAACTGACGATATGACAGTTGGCGGTACTTTAGGAGTAACTGGAGTTTTAACAGCAACCTCACTAGACATCTCAGGCGATATAGATGTAGACGGAACTACTAACCTAGACGTAGTAGATATAGATGGTGCTGTGGACTTTGCATCTACAACTGCTCACGCAGGTAATGCAACCTTTGCTGACGATGCTAAAGCCATATTTGGAGCTGGTAGTGATTTACAGATTTATCATGATGGTAGTCATAGTTACGTAAGTGACCAAGGTACTGGCTCTTTAAAAGTAAGAGGTTCAGGAGCTATTGATTTAGAAATAGCTGATGGCTCAGAATTTTTAGCTAGGTTTTTAGCAGACGATGCTGTTCAACTTTATTTTAATGGTAATCAAAAACTAGCCACAACCTCAACAGGCATAGACGTAACAGGTACAGCCACAATGGATGGGTTGACTGTAGATGGAGCTATTACAGGTTCAAGCACAATCAATGGCGTAGGTATTAAATTTAATATTCCTAACTTTTCAAATAGTTTGCTTATTAGTGATGATGGAAGCACAGGCACATTGAGTGATGCTAACGAAAACACAGGTTTAGGAAATACAGTATTTTCTGCTCTTACTTCAGGAGATGCAAATACTGGTTTAGGACACGGTTCTTTACTTACTTTAAACTCAGGCTCAGATAATACAGGAGTTGGTAAATCTTCTTTACTATTAACAACTACAGGTTCAGGTAATACAGGAATTGGTAAAGATGCTTTACGTGCAAATACCACAGCTTCTAACAATACAGCAGTAGGTTTAGATGCTTTAACAGCAAACACTACAGGTGCTAATAACGTAGCAGTAGGTGCTTTAGCACTTGATGCTAATACAACTGCAAGTAAAAATACTGCAATCGGTCAAGCAGCC